TCACCTCTTAAATATTCCTTTTTTCTGCTGATTGATTATAACCGAGGGGTCTGTCTGATATAGTCTTTCGTTCGGACTGAATCCCTCTATTGCCATTTGCTCTATTTTCTTATACGTATCATAGCTTTCTCGCAGTTCTTCATTATGCACGAAAAAGAAGACCTTACGAAGCTTCTTTTTATCCGTCTGTCCGCTGTCTGCCTTAACATATGGCTTATAGACCCTAACGATAGTAAGGCAACCAAACAATGTTAAAGGCTCGTACAGCATCATCGTTTGTTCTCTAATTGGTTTCGCAACTCTCGAAAATACCTGTGATGTGCCGAAAATGCACTTTTTCTGCTTCCGCTGCTGTGTTATTTCCGTAATCATCTCTATCGGGAAATCCTTAGACTGTAAAGAATTAAACCAGTTCTGAATTTCATCTATTACGTCTACCTCGCCGTAAATGCCGTTTTCTGATGCGATAACGTCTTTCCAGTGTTTTATAGTTCCGTCTTCGTTCTTGTAGCTGAAATTGGTCTTTATTTTCAATTTAGGGTACATCTTCTTTAATCTCATGAGCATGTAGGCAACTGTTATAGTTTTCCCGCTTCCCTGCTCCCCTGCAAAAATATGTAACCCGCTCTCCTTAAACATGTCGGGATTCATCGTCAATCGGTCATATACAAATTGTTTTGGCAATAATATGAACAACCGAAAAATGAAATTTCCGTAACCGACCCGCTTACTTTCGCCCTTGATAGGCTTAATCTTTTTTATGAAGCGATAGAAGATATAGAAGACTGTTAAAGAAAATAAAAATGGCGATGAAATATATAATATCCATTTTAATACTCCTGTTATAAACTGCATAATTAACCACCTTTCTAAGTTTGCCTCATGGGGCGTAACCCGCCGAAATGTTCAAGCTCACGCTTTTGAACATTTCGGCGATGCTTACGTTCCCATAAAGGGTATAAAGCTTTTCACTCTTGCGATAATTGCCATGACTATTTTAGCCATGTCTACCGCTAATGATGATGCGAATAATGGTAATAATAACACCGTAGGGAATACCCATGCAACGCCTTTTAAGACGTTAAGAATGTTGTCGTTAACCACTTTTGGGATTGTAAACTCTAATTCGGGTAACATTTCTATAAGCTTTTCGGGCAAAAACATCATTAAATTTATAATTGCTTCGGTTATCATTTTAATGCTCCTTTCGGATTAATGGAAACCACCTAATACTTTAGGGATTTTCCTCAATAATTTTCTACCATAAAAAAAATATGCGATTACTAAAATAAAACCGTGTATATATGTTCGATATTGCTGAAAATATGTAAAATCTATGATTTTCATTTCATTTCCGTGCCAATTTATAATAAATACTGGTACGTCTTCGTTTCTATTCATAAACAAAACGTCTATCACATTATTTATAAATTCCGATAATTGTGGTATTAATGGGAATTTTTCATATAGTTGGTTTTTCATTAAATTAAAATTATTATTTATTACTCCTTCGCTTGGCACGAATAAAGACAACATCAGATTTTTTAACGCTTCCCAAAAGCCCTTAAAGAAGTCTGTAACTACATCTCTGAATCCTATTATAGTATCTACTATCCATTGAAAAGCCGTCTTAAAAGCGTCTGCTATTCGAGTAGGAAGGTTTATTATTCCATTAAATATAGCCTGTAATATGCCGAGTATTCCCGTTAAGTTACCGCTTAACATCGAATGTAAATTGTCAAGACTTATCCCGTCTATTTCTACTAATGTTCCCGTATCATCAAAAGTGAGCGTAGGGTTGTCTGTCTTTATAAACCCGTCTTCTTGCGCCCACCTCGCTAAATCCGTTATAGGCGTAGACCAGTCAACTACATATGGTCTATCTCTCGGCAGTACATCATTTCCCGTAACTAACCCCGCATCACTGCCGAGCTTCAACACATCGTCAATCTGCATTCCGTCTGCGGTCGGCGGGAATAGTACAAATCCTTCTATCGGGATTCCGATTCCTGTTGCGTCAATCTGTACATTACCTCTAATTCGCCTATAATATTTACTGACTAAAACTCTTTCTACTCTTTCCCAATTGGGGGTTAGCGTAAATTCCCTGTATTGGCTGTTCGAATAATTTACAATGCCCGGCTGTAATGTCATTATAGACCCGGGCATGATTTTAGACGACACAGAACTAATACTCCCGCTTGATGTTCGCAACATAAAAGAAAACGATTGAGAATAACCGTTCACATCTCTTGGTGTACTAAGAGACCATTCTATATATAAATCACCATTATATGTAAAAAATGCTCCTATCTTCGTTCGTCTGTTTGTCGGCAATTTCCCGTTATCTATTGCCAAGTCTACGAACGCTTGAAAAGGAAAACTCGTTCCAATCCACGTAGGATAGTTAATCCCGTTTATAACCATTTCTGTTGTTCTAATGTCGTATATTTCTCTTACCGCTGTTTCAGCGGTCTCAAAAATATCACTCATCAGCCATTCTGCAAAAACTTTTCCCGCTTCCGTAGTTTTTACATTTACAGTGCTTAACGCATCAACCATTACGTTTGCCCATGCTTCATTTATTGCCTTATGTATTTCTAATACATCATCTAAAAAAATTCCCTCACCCGAAGGGGTGTAGTTTGCGGGTGCGATTAATCCGCTTTCCGTAAATTGTATGCCTGCTACTGCGTAATCAATTTCAGCTTGGCTGAATCCTCTCTCTGCCAACGCACCTAATATTACAGGTAATAGCGTAAAAAACGCTATTCGCGCCACTTCGGCAATTTCTGCGGCGTAGGCAGAAGAATCCACTACAGACGGCACAATCACGCCCGTTAATGTTATTGTTATGACTAAGATTATACTTAATAACCGTTTATATTTCATCATTTCTGATTAGCTCCTTTTAAAATAACGTGCGAAGAATTGACCGATTCCCCGCACGTTATACTTATTGCTCGACCGCTTATTATGCTCCGCGAATCATGCCGAAAACGAAATTCAAGCCCTTGCGAAGTGCAAGCAGACCGACTACAGCGGGTAAAACTATCGGAAGTAAACCGATTATATCTTGTACTATGCCCGTGAACATCGAAGCCGTAAGGCTGTCCCACATACCTGTCATTTAAACAACTCCTCCTTTCTTAAAAAAATATATTTAACAGCTTGTACAATGCTACCAAAACAATAACAACTATTATGAGTTGTAAAAATCCTGTGGCGAAATTAATGAAGTCGCTTAATTTTATCGCCATTTCTTCTGTGAATCCGCATATGCAATCTTCCATTATGCACCTACCGCTTGTTCTGTTTGTTCTATAACGCTGATATGTTCAACCGCGCCGAACTTGTCGTATGAAAACCATATTTCTTTACCGAGAAGGTCTTTAAATTCTTCTTCGGATATTCTGAGAGACCTAACCACAACAGAGTATTTCGCCTTTACGATTTCAACATGTTGTCCTGTAACATTTTTTCCTTGTGCGGGAATGATGCCAAAGAAAACCACGTTATGATAATTGTTGCCGTTAAATTCTCCCGTTTTAACTGATGTCCCTACTAAAATCATGTTTGTTACTCCTTTCACTGTTATTTTTTATTAAGGTCGTTTCGTCAAACAATCCTATAAAATCTTTTTCCGCTTCATCTACGTACAATAGAGCTACGTAAAATGCGTGATTTGCTTCGTTCACCTCATCAAAGCTTATACTGCTTACCTCGCCTGTTTTGCGTAGTCTTATCACAGTGTACACGTGTAATTATAGCTGTACTTTCTTTTGAATATTTTACCCTTGACCTCGTACAGGCTTTCTAATACTCGCTTGTGTGCGAATACTTCACAAGCTGTACAGCCGAGGTGGTTGCCCTCTGCTGTTATTCGGCACTCTTTGCAGAGTTCCGTGAGGTAATTGTAACGCTCTGTATTCATAGATGTCATTATTTTTCCTTTCATGCTATTGACATGTGTATTGTTTTGTGTTATAATCTATCTGCATGTGGTGTAGAAAGGAGCTATTTCCTTTCCCCTTCCCGTACTTGTCTTCGTTCCCGTGCTAATTGGCAAATGTTGATGATGTTACCCAACATCGAATCTGAATAAACAGTTTCAATGTCTATTATTTTAGAAAGTTCTAAAAATTCTCTGCGTATTTCCATAAGTCTCCTTGCCGCATCGTGTTTTTGTGTATAACGCTCATTGAGGTTATTAGCATATTCTCTTGCTGATTTCTCTGTTACATGCTTACTCAATATATTATCACATTCATCTAAAACGAGCCATAAATAACCACAGTGATAAAGATTCGAGTTTTCTTCTACTCTGTACATGTTTAATACCTCTTCTTTCTGCGACCGTTTCTCCGCGACCGCTCGGTTTTTATGATTTTAGAGACGAGAGCGAATTACATTTGATATTTAGGTGTTACTCAATTTTATTATTGAGCCTTTCATAAAGTAACTCGCTTCCCTGTCCCTTGATTATATTATAGAACATTTTTAACTATATGTCAATACGCATATAGTACAAATATTTCTATATTTTATTGTTGGTTTTGACTAAAAATAAAGGAGTACACAAATGACACTATTCTCGGAAACACTAAAAAAGCTCAGGGAGCAAAAGGGACTAAAGCAACAAGACATTGCTGACGTTTTAGGTATTACGCAACGAGCATACAGCTTTTACGAAACAGGCAGGAGTGAGCCAAGCTTAGAAATTATACGAAAAATCGCCGATTTTTATAACATACCCATTGATTTACTTGTCGGAAGATATTTCACAGTTAAAAACTTACTAAGCGAAATTCAGAGAATATCAAAAATACTACATACAAGATATGACGGTGACTTATTAGATGTTTCTCTTGAGGTGCTTCAAATGGTTCAGAATTGGGCTATAGATGAAACAATTCCTTGTGATTAATTGCTGAATGGGTGCTGATGTATGGAATCTGTTTTTTATTATGTTTTTATATTAATTATTAACCTCATTGTCTTTTTGCCATTTATAATTATCGGTATATTAGCGATTATAAGCAATAATACCCCGAATAATAAAATAATTACATCTATTCGCAAACAAACCATAAATGAACGTAGGGGTGATATTGGCGAATGGTTAACTTATAATGTTCTTTTATCACCACAAGTATTAGGGTCACGAAAGATTCTTCGTAATTTATATATCCCTATGAATAAAGGTCACTTTACTGAAATCGACATTGTCATGATACATGAATCTTTTATTTTCGTGGTAGAAAACAAAAGTTACAGTGGTTGGATATATGGATGTGAAGATGCTACACACTGGACGCAAACTTTTAAAAGTGGCAGACGTTATCATTTTTACAATCCCATGAAACAAAATAACACACACGTTTACGCCTTGTCGAAATACCTTAATATGCCTGTTAATAATATTTTTTCTATTATAGTTTTTGGCGAGGGTTGTACACTGAAGCAAATCCCTTCATCTTCGCGAACGCCTACTATTATTCTTAATAGACATGAATTAGCTGTTGTTCTGAATAATATTATAAGCTCAAGTGAGACCCGATTCACGTTAGAAAATATAGATGAAATATATAACGCCCTTCTACCGCTATCATTAACTGATGAGAAAACCCTCGAAAATCATGTCGAGCGAATAAATAGCATTAATAATTAAACTTCCCACTCTTATACTTAGTTGTCAAGCACTTTTAAGCGGTTTAATATACATTCTGTATAATGTATTTCTATACGTTTACTTTTTGCCCCCTTAATACCGCCCGTAGAGCCTATATAACTATCTGTATAATTTATACAGCAACCTTTGATTAGTTGGCGCAATATTTGAGGATTTTCAGGCTTCAAAATGACCTCAAACCCGCTTGTAGAGCAGACGTATGATTTGTTTGATTAGATTCTTTGATTAAACCCGCATGGTTATGCGGTTGTTTGAAATATTTGATTAGTGAACATTGAACACTATGGGGGTGTCGTAGTACCCCCATAGTGTTCGGGTGGGCTTAACGCCCCCCCGACAAAATAACGGCGGGATTCTTACGAATCCCCCACGGGGCTATAGAATCTCTCTCCTGTCCGCACAAAACGATGAAAACCCTTGCGGGTTTTCTACCGTTTTAGCTCACTTTCCCGAACTTACAGGCTCGCTCTTCTGCTCCATTTATCCGTCACGCCGATAAAAACAAAAAAATCGCCACGTAAACCATATGACAACATCTGCCAGATTTATGAACAGTGAATAAACAAGCAGTTTTCCATTCCGATTTTGTTTGTTTTTTACCGTCTGACTATGTTTTTAAAATCTTAAAGGTAGCGACATAAACCGTATTTTATATTATTAAACAAAACCATGTGTTCATATCGCTAATATAAAGGAAATTTAGATATTATAAACAAAAAAGAGAAAGTCGCGTAGACCTTCCCTGTTTTAATTAACGGGTGAATTATCAAAGTTATGCGCGGTTGAGGGGAGCGTTAATGAATAACCAATCCTATAAGGACGATGCACCGTCATATTTACTCGAGTTTCTGAATTATGCGTCTACAATAAAAGGTCGTTCTGAAAACACAATTAAAAGTTATTACAGCGACTTAAAGCAATACTTCCGTTTCATGAAGCAAAAAAACGGATTGTGTAGCGGTGATGATTTCGATAAAATTAAAATTCACGACCTGCCCGAAAGCGTAATAAAAGAATCGGGTCTTGGTGACGCACTCGAATTTCTCCACTTTGTAAGCTCGGTACGAAATAACAGCGCGAAAAGCCGCGCCAGAAACGCCGTAGCTTTACGGCAGTTTTATAAATATCTTACTTATTATAAATCGTGGTTTTCTGTGAGTCCGCTTGACCGCCTTGAAATGCCGTCGCTTAAAAAGCCGCTCCCGAAACATCTCTCTTTTGAGCAAGCAAAGGCTCTGCTTGAAACAATGCCGGAAAAAAAAGGTGTTGCAGATGCACGGGATTACTGCATACTTACGCTTTTTCTTAACTGCGGACTGCGGTTGAGCGAGCTTTCGGGACTAAATATAACCGATTGTAAGCAAGAAATTGATTTTGAAACCGGTGAAACTGTTCATACTGTTAGGGTCACGGGAAAAGGCAGTAAAGAACGGCTCATTTACCTTAACCGTGCTTGTATTACCGCATTAGATGCTTATAAAAGCGAAAGAATCAAGCTCGCTGATAATAATAAAAGCCTTTCTCGTGAAAAGGCGTTGTTCTTGAGCAAGCTGAATAGGCGTATTTCAAACCGCAGAATCGAAGAAATTGTTGAAAACGCACTAAAAAAAGCGGGATTGGACGGAATGGGCTTCTCTCCGCATAAACTTCGTCATACAGCCGCAACGCTGATGTTTCAAAACGGCGTAGACGTGCGTGTTTTAAAGGAGGTTTTAGGACACGAAAATCTCGGCACAACGCAGATTTATACACATGTCGCGAATAAGCAGGTTAAAGAAGCTATGGACAAAAACCCTCTCGGAGGAAAGATTGAGGAAAAGAAGTAA